TTCTGATTTTAATAAGATTAAATCAAGCGATAAATTAGTTTTGCCAGGGCAGGGTTCTAATTTTATCGTTTCTTTTTCTTTTGGAATATCAGGTATTTCAGGTTGTTTTGCTTCTGGGATATTAGGTGTACTAATTGGTTTTTCTTCTTTTTGCTCAACTATCTGTATTTTTTTCCTGTCATAATTTATTGGAACGAAAGAAGGAATCTTACCTTCTGGACAACTATAAAAAGCTCCATTTACATCATCTTCAATAATCTGTGTATTTTTTACTGAGGCATCTCTGTGGGTCTTTACACAGCCTGGTAAATCTATATTTGGTAAAGGTACATTTAAAACAGGTAAAGGAGTGGAAATATAAGTGTTTATATTTATCTGTGGGATTTCTGGAATTATTATCTCTGGTATCTCAGTCAAAGGCATCTCTTTTTTTAAGAACTTCTACTTGTGAAAAACATTTCGGACAAGATAAATTAGTCATTACTGAAAACTCAGGATAAGTTGGCATTGACTCATCAATGTCTATATCACCACTTGTTATAAGTTCAGTATCGCACCAAAAACAATTCATAAACCAATCTTCTTTGATGGAATAGGTAGTGATGGCCCTGTCAGGTTTGGTAAATTATTATCTAATACTTTAGGCATTAGATTTTGTACGTTACCAAGCACTTCGTTCATTAACTTATTTTTAAATTGTTCTGAGGTTACATACTTGAATGTAAAAAAACCACCGCCTAGTATTCCCAAAACAAGGATTGTAGTTACGATAGTTAAAGCGTCTAAGACTTTACGAAACATGATTAAAGAAGTAATTAATAAAATGGTAGCACCACTTACTCTGATGGTACTGTTGCTTCTTGTGGGGTTGATGCCTCTGTATCTGATGGCTGGTTTGATTCGGGTACAACTTGAGTCTCAAGGATCTGCTGTTCCAAAATCTTCATCGCACCGTTAGTTTCATGCAATGCGATCCATAACTGCTCTCTTTGTTGAGCGAGTTGTTGTAATCTTTCTTGTAAATTCATAATTTAGTAGAGTTTTTTACCAGCAACAATAGCAGCATCAATAGGTGTAAAATCTTCTGTTGTCCAGATAGACGTTGTTTCATCTAGCTTTTTGTATTCCTTGATAATTTCAAGATGCTCTACATTACGCTTGATTTTGTCTTTGTACTCATCATCAGTTTCATCTGATGTTTGAGCAGTATTGATAACAGTTACGCTATCACCAGCAGCAGAGAAGATTGCTGCAATTTCATCTGCGGTTTTTTCTTCCATGATAAAAAGGTAGTTACTTTTAGTTTACCCTGCTTCGAGGGCTGTGACTTTTGTTGAAAGTTCTTTTATTGCATTAAGCATATACCAGAACAACTCATCAGTATCTACTGTTTTAACTCCATTAGCATTTGTTGTTACACAATTTGGTGCGACAGCTTCTAATTCCTGTGCAATTATTCCAATCTGTGTTTCTGTAACTCCTTGTCCTATTAATACCTGATTAACATTATCTGCGTTAGGAAATTGACTCATATCAATAGTGTCATCTGTACTTACAGGTGAGCCATCAGAATATTGCTTATATTTGAAATTTTTAACTGTTACGTTGTCGATAATTGATAAACCTACTGTATTTGCAACAATATCTTTTTTAAGCCTTTGATCTGAAGTTGTTGACCAAGTTGTACTATTGTTACCTTGAAAACATTGACCACTACTATTTCCATATATCCATGTGGCAGCATTACTTACCGCTGTATTCCTTCTAGCAATAAAAAGTTGATCGCTTAATGTACTAATTTGATCTTTTCCAGCGTCATGTCCTATACAAACATTTTCTGATCCTGTAGTGATTGAACCACCTGCATTTTCGCCCATGCACACGTTATCTTCTCCAGTTGTGTTTGCTGATAATGCACTATGACCAAAGGCAGCGTTAGATTTACCAGTGGTGTTTTCTGTTAAAGCATTGACTCCAAAAGCGTTATTATAATTTCCAGTTGTATTAGCGTCTAAAGCAGCTGCACCCACAGCAGCTTGCTCTTGTCCAGTTGTGTTTGATAATAATGAATGTCTACCAACTGCTGTATTATTAGATGCTGTGTTTGCATTTAATGAACCAGCACCAACAGCAGTATTATTTGAAGCTGTCGTGTTTTCAATTAATGAGTTCATACCTATAGCAGTATTTTCCGCTCCAGTTGTGTTTTTTGTTAAAACATCACTACCCACAGCAGTGTTGTAATTTCCAGTAGTATTAGCATCTAAAGAATTACTACCTACAGCTGTGTTTTGTGTTCCAGTTGTGTTTAATTGTAATGTGCGGTGTCCTAGAGCAGTATTGTTAGATGCCGTTGTATTTGCATAAAGTGCTTGTTCACCTAGAGCTACGTTAAAATTACCAGTAGTATTACTTCCTAAAGCATAATGTCCTACCCCTACATTTAAACCACCAGTTGTGTTTAATTGTAATGCACTTCTTCCAACAGCAGTATTTTGAGTTCCAGTTGTGTTTGTTGTTAATGAAACATAACCGACTGCTGTGTTGTCACTTGCAGTTGTGTTTGCATCTAAGGCTTGAGTACCTACTGCTGTATTGTAATTTCCTGTACTGTTTACATCTAAAGCTAACCAACCAACTGCTGTGTTATATTGTCCAGTTGTAGTATTAGTTGCTGATTGATAACCTACCGCAGTATTACCAGAACCTGTAGTAAGTGCATCTAAAGATGCTGCTCCAACGGCTGTGTTCTGAGTTCCAGTTGTGTTCTTTTCTAAAGCCGACACACCAACCGCAGTATTATTAGAAGCAGTGGTATTTTCATATAAAGCAAAACCACCTACAGCAGTGTTATTAGCACCTGTTGTATTATCTTCTAAAGCTCTATCTCCAATACCTGTATTATAAGTTGCTGTTGTATTCGATTTTAAAACACCTCTTCCTACAGCAACATTAGGACTTCCAGTTGTGTTTGCTGTTAATGCCTCATAACCAATGGCTACGTTGTTAGCTCCAGTTGTATTAGCCCCTAAAGCATCTTTACCAATAGCAGTGTTATTTCCACCAGTTGTGTTTAATGTTAAAGCACTATTTCCTATAGCAACATTATTATCAGCAGTTGTATTAGTAAAAAGTGCATTTCTTCCTATAGCTGTATTTTTTGTTCCAGTTGTATTTGAACCTAATGCTGAACGACCTACAGCAGTATTATCACTTGCTGTTGTAGCTGCATCTAGGGCAAATGCACCTACGGCTACATTGTCATCACCTGTGGTATTTAATTTTAGACTATCATGTCCAATCGCTGTATTTGCATTTCCTTCTGTAATTGCATTTGCAGCAAAGTGACCCATAGCAACATTTTTATTAGCTATAGTATTGTTTGCTAAAGCCCTATCTCCTACTGCCACACATTCATCACCAGTTGTATTTGCTGTTAAAGCTTCATATCCAAATGCTGTATTATTAGTTGCTGTTGTGAGACTAGCTAAAGCACCAGACCCAAAAGCATTATTTCTTGCTCCAGAGGTTAAAGCTGTCATGGCATTTTTACCAACAGCAGTATTATCTCCACCAGTAACAGCAGCATCTAAAGCACTCTCTCCAAGAACTGTGTTACCAGCAACAGAGTTTGCACCTTTACCTATATTTACTGAATTTATCGTTCCATCAACAACAAATGCTGGGCCACCAGCAAGGGTAAATAAATTTATATGTGCATCATTAGCAGTATTTCTTAGCTGCATAATACTGGTTGAGGTATTAGCAAAAAATTGACTTGCGTAGTTTGTAGATGGTGCTGAAGATCCAGAGTTGTTTGAAGATATTGCTAGTAATGCGTTATTGATATCAGCCCTGACGTTTGCTCCAGTGGAGTTATCTATAACATAATCATGTTGAGCCATTGTCTAACCTAATTTTTTTATCTAAGTATATCCTACTTTAAAATTAACTACCACGCCCAAATCCTGTTGCAGCATATTTGAAATTTCTATTAACATGACTTGATCCATTCTTTACATCTATATCAAAGCCTGTCGAACTGATATTTGAGAGGGTGAAGAAATCACCTGACTGTCCATTTTCAATAGTTATACCGATTGATGGTAAAACTGAATTTGCTGCGATGCTAGTACCCGATTGACCTGTGAAGAAGCTGTTTGTAAATGTAACTGATTTTGTAGATGTTCCTGATGCAATAAAACCACCAGCAGATGCCCCTGCATTACCAAGACTTGTTTCTGTTCTGCTTTCTAATTCTGCTGTATATCCAAGCTGATCTATTTCAATAGATTGTGCAGGGTCGTCACTATCCATTTCGCATCTAAATTTAAAACCTCTTGCAACATAAGTACCATTAACAAAAGGGTTAAAATCAGAAAATTCTGCACTAAAATTACAATTACCACTTGTTGTCAAAGAAGTTGCAGATGTAAGAACAAAAGTGTTTGTGGTGACACTTTGGATTTCATAATCACCATCAACACCTGTTCCAGAGGTAAAATCAACATTAACAAAACTACCAGCAGAATAACCATGTGCAGATTTTGTGATTGTTATAGTTGTCCCAGATATTGCATATGTTCCCGCAGTAGATGTATCTGGGTCACTATCAGTAGTAGCAACTAATAATTTTGCATTTACATCAAATGCAGTAGCTTGGTCAAAATCAGTCCAGGTATCTATGTTTGCAGTTCTTCTGTCTACCAAATCGTTAGGATAAAAACCTTGAGTAACAAAATGTCTACGTAATCTTAGAGGCTGTTTGCCTCCTAAATCTAAAGTATTTGCAAAATCATAAGAACCGCCAGTAATATCTACAGCACCTATAAAATCAAAGTCTGCAATACTATCGAAGTCTGCTTCATCATCTAATGTCACTAATGAACCAAGAACAAGACCATTTACATCATCAGAAAAAAAACAATCAACTTTTGTACCAGCAAAAGGTGGTGAATCTGTATCTTCTCTATCTTCTAAAACTGTAAGTTTTGGCAGTGTATTTGGTACGGTTTGAAGCATTGTCACAGAAGCATCACCAGAACTTAAACGCTGCCCATCATCTCTGAATTTTAAATGATATGTGCCATTTACAATATTTGGAACAATCGACTCGCTAACGTTTCCAGGAAGGGCGGGTAAAACGTCAACAGAATTAGTGAAAGTTGAGCCAGATGTAAGGTTTGAACTTCTGATAACCACGTTTCCACCATGCACCACGTCTACATCCGTTGATTTATCAAAACGTAGTCTTACAAATTCATCTGATAAAGGTTCAATTCTTACATTTTGGACATCTGCGGGTACTGCTGTTTTTCCAACAGCTTGTATATTTACTGTTGTTGTTGTTGAACTAAGTTTTCCTAAAGTATTATATGATTTAATCTTAAATACATACGATCCAAGCCTTGACTCAAAAAGTTCAAAACTAGGTCTTGCAACTCTTTGTCTTTCTGGGTTATCGTTTTCATATTGAAATTCAAGCAGATATTCTTTTACACCTTGTACTGGTTCCCATGATACAAATATTTTTGAAACTGCTCTATTATTTAAAACAACAATTTGTTCTACTGCTGAAGCATTACTTGGAGATGGTTTTTCATCAAGTAAAGTTGTTATAGTTCTTGGATTTGCTGGGACTGTTGTATCTTCAACTTGAGAATATTTGTTTGTGTCGTGAACGATTGCTGATATATTATATTCACAATGGTTTGTCTCTTCTAGACCTAAAACCCGATATGTCTGAAATTCAACTGAAGAATTTTCTATCGCATAAATTGAATTGGCATTGGGAGTTGTAGAAAATGCAGAAGATACAGTAATTGTTGTTCCAGATATTGATGAAATGCTACGACTTTCAGTTGTACCATCTGGCATAATTACAGATAAAGTTGCTGAATTTTCTGCTGTTAAATCTGTATTGTTTGCATCATCAACAACAATAGTTGTTGTGTTGGTAACTGATTTTATACGACCACCTCTACGAACACCAGCCCTCATGCTGTCAGCAATACCAATAATCATTGAAGGTCTTACGACAACACCAGCTTCAAGAGTGGCTCTAAATGAACAAAGTTCAGCCTCTTTTAAATTTGTATACAAAAACCACCTAGCCAAACGGTTTGCTTGACCTCTTGAAGTACAGGCAAAAGATTTTAAAGTTTTTCTTACTTTTCCAAACTTACTTGTATAACCTGACAAGGCAGTGATTTCATCTGCACTTACATATTCAAAATTTATGGTCTGTGTATCATTATCAAAATATGACACTTCAACTTCAGTAAACTTTGTTTTTTGTCCAACACTTGTATAGGTAAAACCTTGTTCACTAACATTGGCATTTGTAAAGATGTATTGAGCATCGGATGTATTTGTTGTGGTGTTTGTAGGTCTGTCTTGAGACAAAGTAAGGGAACCAACGCTATAAAAAGGCATTGCTCTCATCACAGAGCAAAGATCATTAATGAGTGTATAAGCATCATTTTTTTGATTTAAAATGACATTACAACTAAATCTAGGCTCTGTTGTTCCTGTAATAGGGTCTGTTATAAGTTCGCTGTTGTATGCACTAGCAGAGTAAAAACTAAAAACATCTAAGGTATCTGCATCAATCACACCATCTGTACCACCAAAACCCTTATCTGTTGTTAACAGATCATATAAAATCCAAGCTGGATCAGAACACCATTCTTTATCTGTTTTAAATGTACCGTTAAATGTATAATCTGATGGATAAATTACCCTTCCATTATCTAAATCAATTGTTGTATCATGTGGAACTTTAATCTTAGTTCCTTTAACCCTATACATCCGCTTTGGATAGCTTTGAAATTCCTGTGCATTAAACCTCAAAGCAACATAAGCAAAACCAGCATAGGCTTGTGATTCTGTAATAATTGTTGTAATTGAAAGAAAATTAGTAGAATTTTGTAGTCTTGTATCAGTGCTGTCATCAGTATTTCTTATAACAGTCACAGTCAAAGGAAACTGTAAATTTGGATTTTCTAAATCTATCTCATAATCTTTTATGTAAGGACTTGTAGCTCTTCCATTAATAGAATCTTCAACAACAACATTATGAACAGTTCCATCATTTTCTGTTACGTTTATTGATATTTTTACTTCAGTTCCAGTAATATCCCCATCACTTTCAAAATTTTGCAAAGCTGGTATTTGAAGTGTTACTCTTATCATCTTTACTAATTGATTACCACTTGAATCTAAAGAGCCTGTGATGGATCTTGAAACAGGTGTATCTTTAACAACTGGAACCCCAACAGGTGTTGTGTTCTCTATGCGATCAGGGCCAAAAGAATCAATTGATCCAAGTGGTCTTTGATTTTCAGAACCATTTTTAAAAAAGATTTCTACATTTTGAAAATTAGGATCTCCATTCGCATTTACTAAGGGTGTACCATCTAAAAAAATATCTCTTCCAATATTAAGAGTAGTGGTGGTCGCTTCATTGGTATTCGTTGGAGTTCTAAAACCCTCTATTTCCCCATAACCTAATAAATCAACGACAGTTGCAAAACTTTTACTTCTTAACCCACCTTCAATTAAGTCTGGATCAAGAACTCTGCTGTCAGGTTGTCTACCAAATAATTCATCATCAACTAATCTTGGCATAATAAATTAAATTGGATTTCTTTCAACAATTTTAACAACATTACCACTTGAATTTCCATATGTTTCCCTTCCCCACATACCTAATTGAGCTTGGAAAGTATTTGTAGTGACGTTCTCAACACCGAAAGTCCAACGCTGTATATCTATAGTTGGATGGCCAGCAAGAGGGCCAGAAATAAAATCTAACATGATGCTTTCTCCATTTGTAAGACCATGATTATTAATATATACAGTAAGTGTTTCTGTTGACTGTGAATATGTGCCTGTATCATTTAAAATCGAAACTAATTGTACATTATCAACACCAGAGCTTATCAAAATTGATCCGCTATAAACATATCCATATAAAATTGGTATCGGAACACCACTCGAACTGACATTTTGGATACCTGTAAAAGTATATGAACCCCTGATGTTTGGGTCTGTATCACCAACAGAAGAAACAGGAGTTGATGGTATATCAGGTGTAAGTAAATCACTTGCTAAAGTCAAAGCTGCTGTCGTAAGCAAAAGACTTGTGCCACCTGTAAAAAAAGCTGTTACAAATGGTACAAAGTTTTGAGCCACAAAATTAAAAGCGTCACGAACAAAATTAAAAACAAAATCTGATCCAACAGCGACAGGAATAATTTGTATTTCACCTTGACCTGTTGTTGCAACAAAATCTTGAGTTATAATACGACCTCCCATTTTTACCTGATATAACTGATTATTCATATGTTTTTCAAGGCCAGCAAAATTTGCTTTTAAAAAACTATATGCTTGTTGAGGTGAATTTACAGCAGCTTCAAATGTCGATCTTCCTAAAAATTTTCTAAGATTTCCATATACTTTTATTGTTCTAAGCTGCATATCTATAGACTCCTTTTAATGCCTTTTGGTAGCTTAAACTGAGTGGTTGTCTACAGCTTAAAGCTTTAAAATTATGATTTAATATCATATTATCACCGATATAAACAGCGACATGACTAGCTTTGCCTTTAGCACCTAAAAAAAGCAATACGTCACCTTCTTTAAATTTTTTATTATCTTCTTGTTTTACAAAATTTGATTCTGTCAGTACTTTGTCAAAATATGGATTGTTAGCAAAATCC